ACCTTTAAACCTTTAAACCTTTAAACCTTTAAACCTTAAAACATATACATAACATGACAGAAAAATTCAATGAGAATATTTTTAAATTCTCTATTTATCAAGGAGATTGTGTTGTTTCGGAACGAATATTTAATGCAAACGATTTTAATCCAGTAATTAGATATTCTGTAGATATTAGATCGATAATTCCTGAAATAATCCAAAAATTGCAAATTACTCTTTCAAAAAGAAATCTCACATTTAATAAGATTGATGAAAAAGCATATGTGGATTATAATTTTTTAAGAGATTATCAAGATGTGTGTTATAATTTTAACTTAAAACCAATTAAGTTAAAAAAACCATATTACATTAGAAAAGAAATTAATGGTAAAGTCATTGAAGGTACTCAATGTAGGTTTGGTTTATATATCAACAATAATCCTATTGTTGAAAGAGATTTTCATGTAGATAAATATAATCCTGCTGTAAGATTTTCTTATGAAATTGTTGAAACAACTAGAGATTTAGTTGATTTTATTGTCCAATATTTGAAAGAAATGGATTCAAAACATATGTGGGATGATTATAAATTAATTAAAACATATAGTTTATACATTAATCAGATTAGAGAATTAACAGATAAGAAAAGAAATTTATTTTTAAATAAAATTGATGATGGCAATTTTATTAGAAAAATAAAAAACGAATATCGAACAATAGAAAGAGAAAACAGGGGAGTACAACAAAAATAAGAAATACATAACATGTCAGAACAAAGTACTACTTTAGGTTATCTTGGGCCTGAATTCCAAGAAAAAGTCTTTTGGCAAATTTTAACAGAACCAGATTTTGGTAATAAAATAATGGATCATCTTGATGTGTCATATTTTGACAATGACAACATGAAGAAATTATTTAAAGTTATCAAAAATTATTCAAATGAATATGGAAAAGCACCTAATTTATCAAATAAAAGTATTTTTCATGCAATTGGTAAGTACCATAATCAATCAGACATTACAGAAGAAGAAATTTTAAAAAATGTTGTCAATAAAATTGATGTTTGGAATAGAGGGGTATTGAATAGACAAATTGATTCTGATGGCGAAGCAATTAGAAAAGAAACAATGTTGTTTATTAAACAACAAGAATATGCAAAATTTGGCTATGCAATAACTCAATTTGTAAGTAGTGGGAAAATCAAAGATAAAGATATAGTATCTACAATTGATGAAATGCATGAAAAAATTGCTGCAATTGGCGATGATGAAGATTATGGCACTGAAATATTTGATAATATGGATGGTGTTTTTAGAAAAGAGTTTAGGGAACCAGTTGCAACAGGTATTAAAGCTATAGATGATGCAACTGGCGGTGGTTTAGGAAAGGGTGAAATGGGTATTATTCTTGCAGCATCAGGTGTTGGTAAAGCACAACCATTAACATCTAAATTATTAACACCTTATGGTTGGATTAAAATGGGTGATGTTAATGTTGGTGATTATGTCATAGGTAGTAATGGATTAGAACAAAAAGTCACCAATATATTTCCACAAGGTATTAGAAAAATATATAAAGTGTTATTTAATGATAATACATATACTTATTGTGATATTGATCATTTATGGTCAGTTAATTCTAGGAAACAAAGAACACAAAAAACAAAAATTAATGGTAAACATTTATCTATTCCAGATAATTCGTTTCAAGTATTAAAAACATCAGAAATGATTGATGATGTTAGGGTTAAAAATGGCATGTTTAATTATAAAATACCTAATTTAGAACCCGTTGAATTTGATGAAAGGGAAGTTAAGATTAATCCTTATGTAATGGGTATGTTGTTAGGTGATGGGTGTATTACAAAAAAGAATCAACCACATATAATTACTTCTGATGATTTTATAGTAAAAAAAGTATCTTCTTTAGATAATTTTATAAATGTTCAAACATACGAAAAGGAGGAAATTTATAAAACAATATATAGAATATCTTTATTAAAAAGAAGAAAATATTTAGAAATTTTAAATTTATATGGCTGCGATTCATCAACTAAATTTATTCCAAATAATTATTTATATAATAATAAAAAAAATAGAGAATCTTTATTACAAGGGTTAATTGATTCTGATGGTACAATTACTACTAATGGTAGGATTATTTATACTACAGTATCTAAAAAACTATGTGATGGTGTTAAGGAACTCGTTTTGTCTTTGGGTGGTAGTTGTAGGATTACTGAAAAACAAAAATTATATAAAAATAAAATGGGGGATAAAATATTAGGTAAATTATCATATAATTTAACAATATCATTTCCCAACAACGGCATTGTGCCGTGTTCTTTACCAAAAAAATTAGAAAGGTTTGTTTATCGTGATAAATATGAATTCAATAAATTCATATCATCAATTGAATATTCACATGAAGAAGAAGCCCAATGTATTGTTGTTGAAAATGACGATTCTTTGTATGTTACTGATGATTATATTTTAACACATAATAGTACAGTATTAACGTTTTTAGCTAATCATGCTGTAGAGATGGATAATAATGTATTGCAGATAATTTTTGAGGATACACCAGACCAAATAAAACGTAAACACTATGTCAAATGGACACCACAAGCAGAATTGCTTACTTTTGATGATGATTTTGAAAATGAAAGAATAAGAAAAGCAGTTGAAAAGAAAAAACAATCAATAAAAGGTAATTTAGTTATTAAAAGATTTCCGCAAGAAGGTATTACAATGCCTAAAATCTATCAATGGATAAAAAAATATGAAAAGAAAAACGGGATTAAATTTAATATTTTATTACTTGATTATCTTGATTGTGTAGAATCACATAAAAAGAGTGGTGATCAAACAATGTCAGAAATTGCGGTGGTTAAGTATTTTGAATCTATGTGTGCCGAATTAAACATTCCATGTTGGACCGCAATTCAATCAAATAGAAGTGGGTTTAATGCAGAATGGATTGATGCTAATCAAATGGGTGGTTCAATAAAAAGAGCACAAAAATCACACTTTTTAATGAGTATTGCTAAAACTGACGAACAAAATAGAGAAGGAAAAGCAAATATAAAAATTATTAAATCGAGGTTTGGACAATCAGGATTACTATTTGAAAATGCTATATTTGATAATAATACAATGGAAATTAAAATTTTCAATAGTTCAAATAGTGGGTTCAAGAAAAGAACTGAATTAGAAAAACCATCAATAGAAAAATTATTGGATAAACAACCAAAAGTTACTGAAATGGAAGATGATTTATCTAATTTTAATATTATAGATTTAATGAAAAACAATAAAGGCATTGAAGAAGAGATCTATGATGATAATTACGAACTTGTTTTAAATAAAGAAGCAGAAACTCAGGAGAGGTTAGAGAAAACCAAGTAGTATTTTTTAATTGTTATTAAAATCCCATTAGTTAATTCTGATGGGATTTTTTTTTATGTTTTATTTTTTTGTCATATTAAATGTATTTATAAATGGGAGTGTAAAACCCATCGGCTATGCCGTGGTTGGGTAATTCACTATGAATATAATAACATTGAAAAGATACTATTAAACAATATTTAATATGCCATTTTTCACTAGGCCAAACTTAGAAGACAGGCAATTTCGGCAAGAATCCACATCATCTTTAACAATGAGTGGTACTACAAATTTCTTTGGAACATTACAATCAAAAGGAGTTGAAATTGATGCAAGTACTGGCGGTACTGTTGGATCAAGTAATTTAGTGCTTGGTCTTAGTGATGGTAAAATACAGTTAGTATTTGTAAGCGGGGGCACAGGTAGTGGCTCTACTGGATTTTATTCTGGGGCATCACCAACAACATGTACTGTTGGTGGTTTAACTGCTGGTTCAGCAATTCTTGGTTGTACATATGACAGCATTATTGAAAGAATATTAGTGCCTGCATTATGTCCTTCTGTTGTTGGTCCTTCAAATAGTTTTACCGTAAATGAATCTGGAACAATAGAGGTTGGTTATCTTTGCGATTTAACTTTTAATGCAATATTTAGTCAAGGTAGTGTTACACCAGCATATTGCGGTGGACCATCAGTTAGAAGTGGTTTGCCTAACACTTATTGCTATTTAGGTTCTGGTAGTTTAAACTGTTCAAAACCATCAACATCATTATCAGATAACATATCATTATTATCATATAAAGTAGTTGAAGGGACTAATGGGTGGTGTGGTAGTGTAAGTTATGATGCAGGGTTAAATGTTTTAAATAGTGTGGGCGGTGTTTATCTTTCGGCATTAGCAGCAGGAAGCACTAGTTTTGTTACTGATACGTTTACTGGTAGATTTTGTAGATTTTATGGGCCGAGTGCTTCAACCCCCGCAACTAGTGCGCAAGTAAGAGCATTATGTGAAGAAGCATTCCAAACATCAAGTATTAATACCTTTTGTTTAAATACTGATAATGTAGAGACTAAATTTGTTGTTGGGCTTCCACCATCAAGAACAATTACGTGTGTAATTGATTTGGATGCATTAAATGTAAACATAACAAGTGAATATGTATGTCAAGGTACAATTACGGTACAAGATGGTGGTGGTGCTGGTGATAACCAAACATATAATTTATATGAAATGAATTTGGGTGCACCATATTCATCTAATCACAGACATTTGATTGAGACTTCATAATTATGAGATATTACGTGTAAAGAAAGAAGATGTGCATATAATTACTATTGAGAATATAAAAATGATGATAAATTAATCACAGCATAACATGGCAAATTTACAATTACCTTTCGGGATAGAAGTATTAAATCAGAAACCTGCTGATGCTAAGTATTTTCTTAGTGGTGAAACGCCATATAATAGTGTTGCAAACGTAAACGCAAACATCCCTAGTGGTATTAGACATATTGGTTTGACTGTTAATATTCTTGGTGATGAATATTGGTATAAAAACGGTATTTTAGATGGTGATTTAATAGATAAAAACACTACTTTTACTGCAACAGCAATAACTGGTGTAACAAATGGATTGACAAAGGTTGGTTCAAATGATGCTGTTCTTGGTGGCATATTAACACAAGCAACTACAACAATAAGTGGCGGTAATAACACTTATTTATTTGGGGTTTCTGCAAGTCCATTAAACATTTATTGTCAATTATCTAATTGTTATGATATAAGTGCTAATGTTTGTGCTTATTTAAAAACAGAAGGAGTTGGTGGTGATTTTGTTATAGATGCTCAAAATCAAGGTGAACTTGTGCTTAAATCTCAAAATGGTGTTGTTTCGGGTGATAATTTTAGTTCGGCAATAGGTTTTGATTTAGATTATGTTAATAATATATTTTCTATAATCGATAATAGATTTGGTTCAAATCAAAAAGGTATTGAGTATAATTCAGATTATGCAACTAATTACACAGATCGTTCATTAGTAGATAAAGCATATGTAGATTCTGTTGCTACTGGTCTTGAAGCTAAAGATGCTGTTTTTCTTGCAACAACAGTTTCGGATGGCAATATAGATTTAACTGGTGGAACGTTTGTTTCTGGTACAACTATAGACAACATGGTTGTTCAAAATGGATGGAGAGTACTTGTTAAAAATCAAACAAATCCAATCGAAAACGGTATTTGGGTTTATTCT